ATGTATCTAGATTATCGTGATGAAAAAGATTTCATCGGTATGGATATGTGTCGTAAGTTTCTAGAGATGGGATTTACAAGAGCAAGAAGATATGCAAATCACAACTCTGGTAGAAAATACAAGAAAGGAACTAAGGAAGTATTACCTCAAGAACCAGACCACGAAACAAGCAAGTATGCTGAATCTGCAAGAACATTCAAAAAAGTTCGTGACATTGTTGCAAAAAGCGATGATTATGTTAGAATGAGAAAAGAATGGAGAGCATCTGAATGACAGAATTAATTGATAAAAATGACCCAAGATATTTTTCTCAAACTTCTGACGGTTCTTATGATCGACATCATTATCGAATAGTTTGTCAAAACAAATCTTTTGTGGTAGAATCTTGGGATGAGGTTCAAGAATATTGGTGGAACAACTGTCATTCACCTTGGTTTGAAGGAACAGTTATTCACGTTATTGATAAACCAAAACCAAAGAAACAATCTAAAGGTTTTAAATAATGAGTGATTTTATATGGGTTGAAAAATACAGACCCACTACAATTGATGAATGTATACTGCCAAAGACTATCAAAAAAACTTTTCAAGATTTTGTAGATAGGGGAGAAATACCAAATATGTTACTGTCAGGTCCACCAGGTATTGGTAAGACTACAGTAGCAAAAGCATTGTGTAATCAATTAGGAGCAGACTATTATGTTATTAATGGATCGGATGAAGGTCGTTTTCTTGACACTGTTCGGACAAACGCAAAGAACTTCGCATCTACCGTCTCTCTTACAAGCGAGTCGAAACATAAAGTCATCATCATTGATGAAGCAGACAATACCACTTCCGACGTACAGCTCCTTCTCAGAGCGTCTATTGAGGAGTTCTCCAAAAACTGCAGGTTTATCTTTACCTGTAATTACAAAAACAAAATTATCGAACCTCTACATTCTAGGTGTTCTGTTGTTGATTTCTCGATTAATAAAAAAGACAAACCAACAATAGCAGCACAGTTCTTCTCAAGATTAACTTATATCTTGGAAGAAGAGAAAGTAGACACTGATAAAAAAGTTGTTGCAGAACTTATCAACAAACACTTTCCTGATTGGAGGAGAGTATTGAATGAGTGTCAGAGATACTCAGTAAGTGGAAAAATAGACAGTGGAATACTAGTAACCTTTTCAGATGTATCAATCGATGAACTTACAAAGAACCTCAAACAAAAAGACTTTTCGGCAGTACGTAAATGGGTTGTCGATAACTTGGACAATGATCCTGCTGTACTTATGCGTCGTGTCTACGATGCTCTTTATAGCACCCTTGAAAACTCTAGCATTCCTGCTGCTGTGCTTATTATTGCTCGTTATTCTTATCAAATTGCCTTCGTAGCAGATCAAGAAATAAACTTACTAGCAGCACTTACTGAAATTATGGTAGAGTGTGAATTCAAATAAAAATTATTATGACTAAATCAACTTTCGCTAAAACTAAAGCACAAATCAAATCCTATCAATACTATTTGTTCTGGGGTGCTTGCACCGTTGCTGTAATGGCAGGACAAATTTTTGTTGGTGCAGGATATCAAGCAATGTCAGAATCAGTAAAAGATCTTACTGAAATGATTGAAATTAAAATTGAACTTGAAGAACTAAGAAAAAACAGAAGTGGTTTTATCTATTAAGTCATATAAAACACCTCTAAGATATCCTGGTGGTAAGTCTCGTGCTTGCAAAAAGATGGAACCATTTTTTCCAGACCTTAGAGATTACGATGCATACTACGAACCATTTTTAGGTGGTGGTAGTGTGGCATTGCATATTACAAAAAAATATCCCAAACTAAAAATTATTGTCAACGATTTGTATGAACCATTATATAATTTTTGGTTACGACTACAAGTTGATGGTGACTATGTACATAAAGAATTACAACAATTAAAATCAAGATATCCTGATCGTGGTTCAGCGAGGGGTTTATTTTTAGATGCAAAAGAAAAATTATATGACTTAGATGTATCAGATAAAGATCGTGCAGTTTGTTTTTACATCATAAACAAATGTTCTTTTAGTGGTCTTACTGAGTCCTCATCATTTTCAGAACAAGCGAGTGATGCAAACTTCTCAATGAGAGGAATTGACAAGTTACCAGTTTACAGTAAGTTAATTAAAGATTGGTACATTACAAATGTAGATTATAAACATTTGTTAGGAGATGGAGAAAAAACTTTTGTATATCTTGATCCACCGTACGATATCAAGGATAATTTGTATGGTAAGAAGGGTTCTATACACAAAAAATTTGACCACGATGACTTTGCAAAAAATTGTGAAATATATAATTCAGACCAATTAGTTAAAGACAGATTTAAAGATTGGAATTGTGCTGAATTTGATTTGACATATACAATGCGTTCAGTTGGAGAGTATATGAGAAATCAAAAAATGAGAAAAGAGTTACTTCTCTTCAATTACAATACAGGAGTATTTTAATGGACGAAAGACCATCAGACATGTATCAAGACATGAAGAAACTTAATATGCTCTATGAAGAGATGTGTTGGGATAATGATGATATTCTTGAATTTTATCCTGATTATGAAAATAACACTATAGTCATCCGAAATAAAACTATGGATGAAGAAATGATTAGCGGATAGTATGTCACAATTTATTAAACGTCATATCGGACCTTCCGATCAAGAACAATCTAAAATGTTGTCTGATTTGGGTGTCTCAAGTATAGATGAGCTCATCAGACAAATAGTTCCAGACTCGATTTTACTTCGTGGTGATAGTAATTTACCAGAAGGATGTAGTGAACAAGAAGCACTTGCAGAATTAAAAGATATTGCTTCACATAATATTGTTAAGAGAAGTCTAATTGGACAAGGATATTATGGAACAATTACACCACCAGTAATACTGCGTAATGTGTTTGAAAATCCTGCTTGGTATACATCTTACACACCATATCAGGCAGAGATATCTCAGGGAAGATTAGAAGCATTATTTAATTATCAAACACTGATTACAGAACTTACTGGATTACCAGTTGCAAACGCATCTTTACTAGATGAGGGAACTGCTGCTGCAGAAGCAATGTTACTTGCTCATAGTCAAAGTAAGAAAAAAGATTTTATAGTTGACGATAAAATATTTCCACAAACATTAGCAGTATTAGAAACTAGAGCAAAACCATTAGGCATTAATATTATCAAAATTGATTTAGATGCTTCAATATCAATATCTTTTTTTGCTGATGCATTTGGATTTATTACACAGTTACCAAATAATCACGGTACAATTAAACATCGTGATGGAGTATTAAGACTTGCAGAAGCTTGTAAGTGTATGAAGATTGCAATTGTTGATCCACTCGCACAGGTTCTTATGCAACCTGTAGGAGAGATGGGATTTGACATAGCAGTCGGTAGTATGCAAAGGTTTGGAGTTCCAATGGGATTTGGAGGACCACACGCAGCGTTCTTTGCAATCACAGATAAGTATAAAAGAAAAATACCAGGCAGAATTGTTGGTCAATCTGTTGATGCTCAAGGTAATCCTGCACTGAGATTAGCATTGCAAACAAGAGAACAACATATTCGTAGAGATAAGGCAACAAGTAATATTTGTACAGCACAGGCATTACTTGCTAATATGGCAAGTTTCTATGCAGCGTATCACGGACCAGAAGGATTGAAAGAGATAGCATCTAGAATATTGTATTATAGGGAAGCAATTGTTAAAGGATTAAAATGGACAGGAACTGAAGTTGATGATGTGGAAGGATTTGATACAGTAAGATTTAAAGTTGAAAAAGAAAAAGTAAATAATCTTATTAAAAATTTCAATATAAGATATGAAGATGGTTATGTAATTTTATCTGTTGATGAACTTACAACCACAGAAGAGTTGCAAAAAATATTTGATGCAGTTGCAAATTATGAAATTTTTGCAGATCAAATATTTTCTTCTATGTCATCTACAAAATGGAAAAGTATTCCATTAAGAACCAAACCTTGGTTGAGACAAGAAGTTTTTCACAAATATCAAAGTGAAACAAATATGATGAGATATATTAATGAATTAGTTCAAAAAGATTTTTCACTTGTAAATGGTATGATGCCACTTGGAAGTTGTACAATGAAACTAAATGCAGCATCAGAGTTGATGCCAGTTAGTTGGAATGAGTTTTCAAATATGCATCCATTTGCACCCGATCATCAAACACTTGGTTATCAAAGAATTATGTTTGATCTACAAGAATGGTTATGTGATATCACTGGATTTGCTGAAGTATCATTACAACCAAATGCAGGTTCACAAGGAGAATATGCAGGTTTACTAGCAATACAAGAATATCATCGTAGTCGTGGTGATGATAAGAGAAATGTATGTTTGATACCTACAAGTGCACACGGAACTAATCCTGCATCAGCAGTGATGGCAGGGATGAAAATCGTTCCAGTAAAATGTGACGATGATGGTAATATAGATTTGAAAGATTTAGAAAAGAAAGCAATAATGAATACTTTTGAGTTGTCTTGTATTATGATTACATATCCATCAACTCACGGTGTATTTGAACCAACTATCAAAGACATTTGTAGAATTGTTCATGAGAATGGTGGACAAGTTTATCTTGATGGTGCAAATCTTAATGCTCAAGTTGGTTTAGCAAAACCAGGTGAATATGGTGCAGATGT